TCTATGACTATGGATCTATTGTAGATGCCGCAATCAAAGAAAAATTCCTAGAATTAGGTGAAATATGGTGGTGGGAAAGTAATAGATTAATACCTATCAATCTATTTTTAAAGCAAGAGTGGAGTATATTTAAACCCTATATACGAACATTCAACAATAAAAGTCTAATTGTCATACATGGTCCAGTATGTAGTATGGCAGAGTTAAGTAAACGCAGAAGTAAACGCCGTAGTATCACTCTCGTTAAACGAATCCCTTAACAAATTCATGTGTACCACGACTAAATTTGCATAAGCAATAGCGTGTGCTTTCTTAAACACATATCCGTCAGTTCCCTTATCCCATACAGTTTTAGCAACTTCTGACCATTTCTCACCAATCAGATGCTTTTTACCGGGTCGAATAACAGCTAGAAACATAGCTAGTCTAGGAATACTATCTACAGGTTCTGGCATCTTCTGTAGATTATAGAATTGATTGTTCAAGTGAATTAACTGTTCCACAAACTTACTATCGGTTAACTTACTCCAATCAGGTTCTCGCATCAATTCAACTAAATGCTTCTCATCACGAACCTTCTCGTATACATGAACATTCAATAAGTCTAGTTTGAAGTATCCACGTTTATCTGCTACAGTATAATCAATACTAGCAATGTCATTGACAGGATCGTAGGGAACATCAGTCACATAGACACCAGTGGCATGATTACGTATAGGATTTACATTACGCATTGCCGCACGTGTGTGTTGAATGAGTTTTAATAAACTATCACGATTACCAAAGTCAATGTCAATATCTGAATCTATTCTCATTTTGGTGGTGCTACTAGTTCTGCTTTAATTAATTTAGTATACGCTTTTTGTACGACAATAGCTTGTCTTTCGGCATCTTCAACTGCTTTGTGACTTGTTGTGTGACCGCCATCTTTAAGACTGACTCCTGCAATTTCCCAAAGTGTTCGTGTATCACGCATTGTCCAGAAAGGCCAGGGAATAGGATTAGGCTTATCGCTTGTTTGTCTCCAAGCATGTTCCATTACAACTAAGTCAAATGGTGCACCATTACTCCAAACAGCACGACGGTTCCAACAAAACTTATAAAGTATCTCCATGCATTCTTTGAATGGAATACGTCCCCCGTCTCCCATAGCTTCTTCAAGTGCTTCAGGACTCTGTTCACTCCACCAACGCAATGTATCTTCATTGATACTTCTATTGTAAATTTCTGTTTGATCCTCAACAGTAGGTCGTAGTTCTAATCGTTCAACTACACCTTGCCCTTTAGGATCAAAACGAACAGCACCGATAGTTAAGATAACACAGTTAGGTGTTGTATCTAAACTCTCAATGTCAATCATTATATCATTTGCCATATCATACCTGTAATGTTTTCCAAATATATTTCTTCTCTAAGTAATCTTGCAATTTAATCGCTTCATCTTTATTGTTAAATGCTACACCTTTAATTGTATACATATCTTCTAGGTATCTAGCATACTCACCGTTAACATCCTGTGCCCAAAACTTATAATTTACCCACATAATATCTATTTTACCATCATAAGTGTCTAATGCAAATCCAGCTTCTTTCACTTTCATATCTTTAAATAACAAGTCTACTAGCAACTTTTTTGTTTCAAAACGTCTAATGTTATCCCAGTTAGGCCATGATACTATAAATTTACCTTTTTGTAAAGAGGTTATGGGAAAGGGTGTATTGTTCATTGAAATTTTAATAAAAATATTAGGTACTTCTTCTCGTCAACAATCTCATAACCATCTGTTATGTTACCATTGACTATGTTCATTTTTAATCCATACTGTCCGACTAGGTAATCTTCAAAGTCATATGCGTCAAACTCTGTGTTCTGTTGCATATATTCTTTGCGAATTTTCTTTAATGCTTCCCAATAGTTCCAACGATTCTTTCGTCTTTCTATTTCCGGATCATCGTCATCATAATCTTGTATGTGTGGTATTGTTGCCATCAACTCCACCTCAAAGTAAACATAATGTAATCTCGTTCATATCTAAATTTAAAATTAACAGTACTTGTATCACTTACATACCATCTACAATGTCGTTCACATTTACCGACGTTAGCATATAACCAATCGATTATTTCGAGGTATTTGTTAATATGTTTTGCGTGTACGGCACATTCATGCCAACCGGGTTTAGTGTGCTCCCATCCATTTACCTCATCATAATGATCAAACATTATTCCCATCTTAGACTGAACCACTCAGCATCTTGTTTTTTCTCAAAAATAAATCGTGTACCTAAGTTTTTCCACTCACCTGTACAATTAGTATCTATCCATTCTATAATATCAACTGCTTCAGTACCGTCACTAAATCTTTTTAATTTAATACTAGTCCAGCCCAATGCAGACAATAACACTTGTGTGTCAATATCCTTTGCCATTTGGTCACTGGCTTGACTGATAATTTCGTCTGATATATTCATCCCCACCTCAACATAAAATAACTAGCATTGCTATCGTTATAAAAAGTGAATACAGCTCGGCGTTGTTGTATAGGGTCATATGTGAAATTATCATATTCAGCTTTATAATAGGCATAGTCAAAATCAACTCCCTGTATCCATCCACTATTTCGTAACTCATTTCCTATTTCCATAGTGCGTTTAGCATCAATATATAGTGTTACTTGTTTCATCCACAAGTCAACTCAAATAATATAGCATCACGTTCATCAAGAAAATAGAAATCCATATATTCCTCGGTTGCGTGTGTAAGATATCTATTACCGGGCAATCCAAATTGGTCTACTGCCCATGCACAGGTTTCATTCCATGTGGGTATGTCGTGATTTTCTTGCCATGAAATACGAACTCTAGTACCCTGCGATTTTAAGTGTGTCTGTGATTTGTTGTTTAAGTTGTTCATCGCGGTTAAATTTAATCTTCCATAACTCAGGATTAATATAATCAATAACTATTTTTACTTGTGCTTCGTTTAGTTTATCTAAGAATTGTATGCCGCTCTCACTACAATATAACATCCAAGGACTAATCTTACCAGTCGCTATCAATAAACATATACGATTAGTGTTACCATATCGTAAATAATCTCTAGGCTGTATATTATCTTTCTCTGCCCAATCAATTGTAGTTTCTACACTACGATGAATTGCGTCAAATGCATCTTCTACCTTAAGATACTCAACTAGATATCTAGTGTATGTTGTATCACTACACCAATTGTCAATCTTAATCTGATTCTTTAGTAACCAATCAACGAATCTACTGATATTGATTGCGCTTACATTGACACAGTAATTACCAAACTTAACAAAGGCAATGTAATATGCGCTTTTAATAAATTCTTCGTAGGTCTTTTGTTTCTTAGTTGCTGTATTCTTTTTGTAGAATTGCACCCATGCTTGAAAGCCGATACGATTACCCTGTTTGTCTTTGTTTAAATATCTATCTTTAGTTTCACACATGTGCTTCATTATCGTGCTTTCCCGCAGGAACACACGCTTACAAAACTCACAACCAAACTTCATTGGCTCATCAGTTGCCGAGGTCTCTTTCATATTCCCGTATCTGTTCGTCTGTTATAACTTCGCTCATTACTTCAATGTCGGCTTGCTTCATGTTTGGGAACAATTCAGCTAAACGACATTTCTTCTTGTGGTTCTCTACAAAGACCTGACTTACTTCTTCAATGTCACTTGTGTTTGCTTTGGGATATATCTTCTTATAATATTCTCGTATATCTTTAATCTTAGCTGGTGCTTGTAGTCTACTTACTTTAAGACTAATGTTAGGTATCCACTGATGAAACTGTTTACCTAATCCAGGACTTGCCGCACATAACATCAACCATTGCAATTTAGGATTCTTGTAAACATTCTCATTGAATAGATATTTGTTAGCGTGATAGTCAATACTCTGTAAGTAATAGTTCTGCACATCACTAGAACCTTTAACAGCACTCATCCATTGAATCAACATGAATGGCACAAACTTCTTACGCTGGTCTTCACTCAATCTATCATAGTAACCATAGTCTTTCTTATCTAATGCCGCAAGTGCATCAAACAAATCAAAGTCTTGATTGTCTAGTTTCTCATCAACGGGTACTGAGGGTTTTCTTGTTGCCATTAGAATGCCTGACTATAATCTACAATCTCACAGTTACGACTAATCTCTTTGACAAAGTATACACATCGTGGTTTAGGACCATCATCAATGGGTACACATAAGAATTGTCCGTTCTTCAATCGAGGAGCATACCATGTTACATCATGGTAAATGTCTACAATCTCAATGGGCAAGAAGCTAGGACTGAAACTAGTTAATGGATTAAATTCAAACGCATTGAATCCCCTATCATTGATACTAGTCAATGGCAGTGTCTCTAAGTCTCCGTGTTCTTTTTCACCAATCAATATTTGCCAGTCAACCGGCATCTTAATTGTCTTTTCACCTATCTTTAACACAAGTGCAGGTGCACTAAATGATTCTAAAAAGATAAGTGGGATATAATGATAATCTACATTTGTAGGATTACTATTGTCTAGTATTGCAAAACGAAGGTCATCAATTTCTTCGGGTAGTGTCTCTAAAT